TACGAACACTTTATCAATGGGCCAAAAGAGGCGGGTTATGGGCATATTCCGACCCCGACCATTTTGCCGATGTCGACAATATGGTCGGAAGCGGATCACCAGCGGAGCCTTTCGTATTGCTCCTTGATGAATCCCGGCGGCTCTATGTCGCCTGTTCGCCCTCCTTGGCTTCCCCCGCGCCTTCGCCGGCCTTGGCGGCCTCGGCGTCCGCGTCGGCTTTCGCCTTGGTGGCGAGGCCACCGATGGCGTCGTTGATCGTTTGCTTGCCGGAGGCGTCTACGAAGGCCTGCACATGCGAGGCACTTACGTTGTTGTCGTCGAGCAGTTTCTGCTCGGCTTCGGTCGGCTCGAACGAGCCCCCCGGCTCCAGCTCGCGCTGACCCAATGCGATTTCGTCGCTCATACTATAAATCTTACGAATAAATCCGGGGGTTTCCCCGCTGATGAGCCCGCTAGTACTCAGGCCCACCAGCCGAGAGAGGAGCCAAGCTCCCCGCCCTGGTTATTTCGTATCCGTGTAGTCGGGCACGGGCACGTCGCTAGCACGCAAGGCCTTCAGGATGAAGGCGAGGGCACCGACGGCGGCGAGGCCGGCTTCATCAGCATGGCCCGGAAAGAAATGCGCGACCCCGAGGGCGATGGCGAATACGACCACGGCTTCGATGGTGTGCGCGAGCGTTGGCCAAAACCAGTTGGGCATATATGGCCCGGGTTGCGGGTTGATTGCATTATAGCACCTCACACACGGCGCCCCCACTCGATACGGTCTAGCGTGTCCCGGAAGCGTCCGAAGGCCTCGGTGTTCCTATCAATAGCCGCGTCCGAGCGCGCCGTGATCTTTTCCAGGCGTAGCTCGCAGGCGTCGGCCATTTGTTTGCTGTTGCTCGCATGCTCCTTGGCCATTTTTGTCATGAGGAGAATCGTATAAACAAGCGCTCCGAGGAGGGCGAGCGCGAGAATAATCGCGCCCCCATTTACGAAGTTGCCGCTGTTCACAATCGAGGCGAGGGCTTCCCACATACTAGAACGCAGCCACGATGGAGTGGCATTTGTAGAGGATCCGGGCGTATTTGATTGGTCCGTCCGGGAGCTCGACTTCCCCCCAGTCGTTGGCCGCGGCTTCCGCGTATTCGCAGGCCCCACCTAGCATGAAATCGGCGTCTAGGGCGGCTTGGACGGCGTCCACAGCCGCGGCGAGCGTCCCTATGGACGCGCTCCGGCCCTGCTTTTTCATTTCCTGGATCAGATAAATATCGAAAGCGTAGACATGCTCGTTATCGCGGTTGGTGGCGAAGGCTTCCGGGTCGGCCGACGGTTCGAACATGCAGGCCGGAAAGCCGGAAAAGTTGGACGTGAAATGGTCGTACACAACCGAAAGAGCGCTCACGGTGCCGAGCTTGGTCGCGAGCGCTGATCGTAGGGTGGTCCAGGTTGCCATAGGTTATTGCGAGGTTGCTATCTCTTGCACGACCGCCTCGGCCGCCGCGCGCCAGATGGCCGGGAGGTCGCCTTCGACCGCGGCTTTGGCCCGGGTGAAGAATGGATTAGGCTTGGTGCCTTTTTGAGCTATTTTGCGCGCTATTGGGAAGCCGGCCCCTGGCATGCCATGGCGTGCCGCCCAGGCTTCTAGGGCGGCTACTGGAGGCATTTTACCTGGCTTACGCCCTTCATGCACCCAGAACGCATATGGTGCCCTGGCGACGACTGATCCCGTGAGGCCCGTGAGCGGCCCCAGGATGATGCCGGTGCGTAGTTGACCTATGTCCACGGGCGCTTCGATGCGCGCGGCCTGTTGGAGCAAAATAGCGGCCTTGGTTATGGCCGTTTGGAAATGGCGAACGAGAACGCTGGAGGAGGAGCCGAACTTCTTCACCATGCGATCCAGCCCCTCGATTTGGATGGACACGTTGGGCATAGGCTAGTCGGCGGTCGCCAGCTGCATGAGGCACTCGAGCTCGTCCACGGAACCGTTGGTTTGGCGGCGCACGCCTTTGACCGTGTAGTCTTGCGAGTTGATGGTCAAAATGTCCCCGGTTATGACGTCGGTTGAGCCGTCGGCGATGAACTGGTAGGCCTGGCCCACGATACCCAGCGCCACCACGTCGTCACTCGCGCCCAGCGGCTGGAATGAGCCAAAGATATTGCCGGCGACGCTCGCGTAGGTAGCCTTGCCGCCGGAATAGGCGCCGAGGCGTTTCTTGGTGGCGACTTGCGTCTGCATGCTGTTCATATTTTATTACAGCGCAATGCGGCGATAGGCCGAGAGGACATCTTTCAGCTCCTCGTCCAGGCCCTCGCTCCATTGCACGATATTGCCGCCGGTGCGTTCCAGGGTTTTGCCCTCGGCTTTGCGGCGGAAGAACTCCTTGCTGACCATCTTTATGCAGGCGTACTCGAGGTCGCTCGGGATCGCGGCATAGCCGCCGCGGTAAATGATTTTGACGGCTTGCGGCCCGCGCGGAACGCCCACGCGCAAGTAGATTTGGCCTTCCGGCAAGTAGACGTCGTAGTTTTCCACGGGCTGGATGACGCCGGTCCACGGGTTGCTCGGGGAGGTGCGAAAGGAAAGGCTCGTCACGGAAATGATGGGCCAGCTTTTGACGGAAATAAACCGCGTGATGCGGTCGGCCGGCGCGCCCACGTCAAACGGGCTTTCGTAGTATTCGGTCACGTCGGACCCCGGATCAACGAAGCGGCGCCCGCCACAATATTTTTCTATCCAGTCGGTACACGAGTTGATCAGCGTAATAAAAACCGTCGCATCCCATGCCGTCGAGGTGATGTCGAGGTTAGCCTTTACGTTGGCCACCGAAGTCAGGGCGTAGGAGTTGAGGGAGAGAGGCATAGCGGTTTCGATCTTGCCCGTTCATGGCCGGAGGACGGTCACGAGCGAGCAAGGGCAAGCCGTTAGGCGGCGGTCGTTGAGTTGAGGCTTCCGCTTTCTTGCGTCGCCTTGCAAAGGGCGACGATGGAGAAGGTGAAGCTCGGGCTCGATCCAGAGGCAATCGTGAGGACTGCTTTCAAGAAGCGCGTCGCGGTCGATCCGCGCGTGATCTTGCCGGCAGCAATCTTGTTGTCGTCGGTATCGGCCAAGGTGGCAAACGTGAGCAGGGTGGCATAGGTGCCGCCCGAGGTCGCGCTCCCCTTGATGACCACGGCACAGGTTGCGCCTGTATCCGAGGCCGCGCCGACGTCCAGGATCACCATGGTGTCCTCGTCGTAGCCAGGACCCAAGTCGACGGCCGTCGTGGTCGTTGTGCTGGTGATCGTTTGCGCGTGGGCAAGCGACACCGCCTTGTAGGAACCATTCAGGTCGAACATATGAGATTATTTCCGGCTGATATTCTTAGCTGGTTTTATCGAGCGTTTGTCTATGGCGTTTTGCTGTCCGTCGAGGTGGTCGGGGACACATTCGACGTCCTTCCCGAGGAGCCGCGCGGTGCGCTCGTCGCAAAGGTCGCCGGGGTTGTATTCCTTCCCTCGAATGACAGCGTGGCGTTTGACGCGGAAAGCCATAGACGTTGGAGCGGCAGGGGGTGAGGCGGTCCCACCCCCTACCTACCGACTAGGACGCGGCACTCTTACCAACCACGAACGCTTCACCGATACCGACCGTTTCACCGATACGCTCGATGATACGCACGGCGCTCATGTTGGCCGCAAAGAGGTTGTCCGAGCCGACCGTGGCTTCCGAGGAGATGTCCATCGTGAGCTGCTTGCGGTCGCCGAAGTAGAACTTCTTGAAGTTGCCGAAGATGATGAACGGCGTGGAGACCTGCTCGGAGCTGACGTTGAACGCCGGCATTTTTTCCGAGAGGAGAACCGGGTAGCCCCAGATGGTGCCTTGGAAGGCGCCAGCGAATCCACCCTGTCCGGCCGTGGCCACTTGGCCCATGACGTTCGGACCGATGACCGGAATGGCCAACGATACGAGGTACTGGCTGTTGCCCGTGAGCTTCTGGATGCCGGCCCAAATGGAGCGGTGCATGACCCAGAGGGCGCCCGGGAGGAGCGTCGGCTTCAAGTTGCCGATCATGGAGCGAAGCTCGTCACCCGTGATCGTGAGGTCGTCGTCGGCGACGTTGTAGGTCGTGACGGTGCTGTCCTGGAGGACGCCGGTAAACGGCGAGCCCGTTCCGGCGAGGCCTTGGTTGTCCTCTTCACCGGCGATTTGTTCACCGATGATTTCGGCCAAGAACTCGGTCAGGTTCACGTTGCTGTCCTCGAGGAGCTCGTTGGACAAGCTCGTCAAACCGACGAGCGTCTTGGCGGTCAGCGTCGGGGACGCGAGGACCGGCGAGCTGGCCGTGCCGGCCGTCGCTTCACCCGGCCAATAGACCGTGGGGTAGGTGCCCAAGGTCGGCATGTTCATGACGTCGCGGGTCATGGGCACGACACGGGCAATCTTGCGGAGGAGACCGAAGTCGGTCACCACGCGGTCGATTTCCGTCGCCCATTCTTGCGGGACGGTATACCCACCGGCCGAGCCGGTCGTTTCATTCATCGCCTTGATGCTCGCCAAGGTGGCGAGGTCCTTCTTGAACAAGGCTTTGATGAACTTCGCGGCCTTCTGTTTGCCGTCCATTTTGGACAGGTCCTCTTGCGAGGCGCCGAACATTGACGGCGGCAAGTTTTTGAACTTGGCCTCCATCTTGTCGATGCCCATTTCCTTGAGCTTTTCGCCAAGGATCACACCGACGGCGTCGGGGAGCGTCTTGGTCATTGCGTTCGTCAGGCTTTCAGCGAGAGCCTTTTCGAACTGTTCCTGCGTCAGGACTTTGTTGTTGTCCATACGTGGGGTAACTAGGATTTAGAACGACCACTTTTTAGAAGCGTGATCGCATGCTCCATGGCTTTATCACCCGTTCGCACCGCAGAGAGGATGAGCTCGCGCTCGTCCTTAGGTAGGCGGTCAGTGATGATTATCAGCCCCTTGGCTTCTTCGCCGGCGTCGGCGTCGGCTTCTATCCCGTCCATGATGTCTTTCAGGCACGCGTGACCATCCAGCGCATGCTGCATGGCCTTCTCCATCTTTTCTTTATTCTTGGCCGAGAGCACACGGCCGGCCTTGTAGCGCCCTTTGAAAGACTTGGCGGCCATGACGATCACTCCGGACACCTCCTCGGCTTCGGTCTCGTCTACCTCGGCCTGCAAAAGGGCGATGGATTCGACCAAAAGCTCCTTGAAGGATTCCACGGGCGTTTCCGGGCGCAGGTAGACGTCCTGGAGGGCGTAGATGATCGCCCAGATCTCGTCGAGCTCGTCCCACTTGGCCTCCCAGTCGGCAATGGTCGTTTCTTCGCGCGCCGCTACGTTATCAGCGATAGGCCCCTTGGCCACCGCCTTGGTGAACTCGACCTTGTCGCCCACCATCTTGGCGACGGCCTCCTGCACGTCCGCCACGCGGCGCAGGGTCAGGGCCTCGGCATTGGCCGGGACCGGGACAAATGAGACCTCGAGCAGCTCCTGCTTGGTGATGACGTTGCCCGTGCGCTCCTTGGCTATGAAGCCAACAGAGACCGCGCGGATGATCCCGTCGTCATAGAGCTGGCGCACTTGCTGGCCGAACTCGGTCTTGGCGAACACGCCCTGGACCTGTAACCCGCCAGCCACCTTGGTGATGCTGGTGATGGCGCCGATGGGCGGTAGGCGATAGTCGTGCGCCCACAAAACGACCGGGTTTTTGATGTAGTTTTCCAGGTCCCAGCCGTCGGCTTTGACCACCTCCCCGTCACGGTCCACGGCCTCGCTGGTGGCGAGGACCTCGAACGTACCATCTCCTTGGATGTCTCCGGCGTTTTTCTGCTCGAGGGCGGCCTTCACGAGGGCGGCGGCGGTCTCGCTGTAGAGTTTCAGGGCTTGCAACATATCGGTTTGATTATAGTGTAGCGCGTTTTATTTCTCTATGACAGGCAGGCTCGAGCAGCGGCAGTTTGGATGGTTGGGCGGACCATCAATAAAATCATCCATCCCCTCGAACTGGTCCTTGAGGTCGATGGTCTGACCGTGGAGGCTCATGCAGTCAGGGCACACGCGCTCATCGAGCGCGGTGTACCAGGTTTTTTGCGTCACAACGCCCGACTGATCCCAGGCTTCGATGTCGGCGGTCGTTTGGGCGCTCACGACTTCCGTCCGGGCAATCATGGCCGAGCGGGTATCGCTAAACTCGCTCAGGTCCTTGATGGACGAGGCGATCTCGCTATAGCTCAGGTTGTCCGCCACGCCGGCCGCTATCGTTTCGCGCACGGCCTTCGAGGTGGTCTTGGTTACTTCGCCGGCGAACTTGCCGACCTTCTTCCCTATGGCCGCCACGACATTTTTCGCGTTGGCGTCGAACGCGACATCCGAACCGGTGAGCTCCATGGCGCTGTCGCCCTCGGCTTGCACAATGGTTTTCATTGAGGCGGTGATCGCTTCAATGAGTTTTTGCTTTTCCGCCTCGCTATCGAAGACCTTATCAAAGTTGATGGCCTTGTTTTTGATGCGCTTGGCCGACTTTTGCATCTCGTCCTTGAGGTTAGCAGTCACGCGCCCCGACTGCTCATCGAAGAACTCGCTCATGACCTTTTGCACGTCCTTGATCGCGCTGTCGCCGGCTTCGCGCTGTTTTGCGTTCCAGGCTTTGCCGCGCTCCTCGAAGTCTTGCATGGATTTGAACACCGGGAACGCCTCCTTGCTGATGGCGGTCGCAATCGTTTTGATGAGGCTTTCCTTGCCGGTCGGCGCCATGACCTTTAGCGGCTCCGGGAGAACCGAGCCTCCGGGCGCGAGGCCCATGGGCACGCGCACGCTGTCGCCGTCGGCGACGGGCGGCAGGCCTTCTATCTTGCGCACCTCGTTGGGCGTGAGCCAGCCGTTCGCCAAGCCGTTTTGGAAACGGGAGAGCTTGATCTCCTGGTTTTCCGGCACGGGGTCCACGAAATCAAAATGGAGATCCTCGGCGCCGAACATGGGTAGGAGGAACTCGTTTAGCGTGTGCATGATGCGCTGCATTTTCGGCTTGATCGTACGTTGCGAGAACACATAGTTGGTGGTCTCGGCGTTCGCGTACGTCATGTCTTGCGTGATGCCCAGGACCGATTGCGGCACGCGAAAAATAGACATGATTTCCTCGCGGGTCAGACGGTTCTGTTCCACGAAATCCATGTCCTTTTGGGACACGTCTAGGGTCGTCACCTTGAGCTTGTTGCCGAGGAAGGTCGCACGGTGCGCTTTGGTCGCGCCCTTGTATTGGTCGTCCCATTCGCGTTGGAGGCGCTTGCGCTCGGTGTCGGCCAGGTTGCCGTCGTATTCGATGATCGTATCCGGGCGCGCGCCGTTGTCGAACCAGGCCTGGTTCCAGGCTTTGATGGCGTTTTGCGTATCAATCGAAGCCATGGCCGCAAAAATCGTACCCACGCCCTTGTATTGGTTCAGGGGGTTGAAGGTCTTGAAATGCAGGATGTTGTCCGGGTCGATGCCGTAGGTCTTGCCGCCGTTTCGGTAGAGGTATTTATCAACCCATCGCTCCTGGCCCGGCACGATCCCCACGAGGTCGGGGCGCAACATCCAAATGGCTTGTGGCGCACCGCCGCCCTCCGGGCGCACGAGGTACCAGTAGGCGTTGCCGTCCAGCTCGAGGTTGGCTTGGGTGGCCCACCACAGGTCGTAGTAGGTCATGACGCTGTTTGCGTCATGCAAAAGATCCAGCACCGGGTGGCTGGTCACCTCGACGCGGTCCGCGCCCGTGCCCCGGTAGAGGCGCAGGTCGATGTTCGCCACTTCTTCACAAATGGCTTGGGTGCAGGCGTAAACGACGCCACGGTATTCCTCGAGGTATTCCTCGGGGTTGCGCTGTCGGAACATGCGCGACACGCCCTGGAAAAATCCACGGGTGTAGCTATTCGCGGCGTAGAGGCCGCCCGTTATCGCCTCGGGTAGGCCTCCCCCACCCGTGCCCTTCACCGAAAGCGCGCCACCCCGGCGACGAAAGAGGTCAAGCAATGATGCCATATCGCTTTGATTGTACACTACGCAACGTATGAACCCCACCCTGTCGATCTCGGTCCTGGCCCATCCGAAGCGCGAGGAGTTTTTCCCATATTTAGCCGAGCGCCTAAATACGACTCTTTTCTCGGTTGAGGATGGCCGTGGTCTCATGAAAAATGCGGATCGCGCCTGGCGCATGTATGACCCGGCTTGCGACTGGCACCTGGTGGTTGAGGATGACGCTTTGGTTTGCCTCGACTTCCATGCGCGCATCATCCCTGTTTTACGCCATGCCATGAGCTTCAATCTCCGGGCGGTGAACCTGTACTACGGGGCGCTCCCTGGCGAGAAGCAGGCCGAGGAGGGGCGTATTGCCGGGTTTGTCGTCCGCCCTAGCTTGAACTGGGGCGTCGGTATTTGTTTACGGACCGAGCTTATCAATGAGGCTTTGGACTTTGTCGGCTCGCTTCCCGGCGCCAAAATGTTTGACGCCTCGCTCAGCCAGTTTCTCATATCGAGAGGTGCGCCAACGTACTACCCCATCCCGTCGCTTCTCGACCATCGTCACGGAGAATCTATTATCGGCGGCGACCCCGAGCGCAAGGCTTTTGCCTTTATCGACCGCTAGACGTGAAAAATGGTCGGGCGGTTGGCGTATCCCTCTAGGAGGCCGAGGCAGGCGTAAACAAAAGCGTCCACAAGGTCGTCGTGCGCCTCGGTACCCCATCCCAGCAGCTCGATCAAAAGATCCTCGCAGCCGCTTTTCGGGAACTTGATACGCCCGCTTTGGATGTGGGTGGAGATGGCGCGTAGGCGCGCGGTCTTGTCGCTCCCCGGGCGCACGTCCACAACGGGCAGCGCCTCGCGCTCACGCATTTCTTCCACGGCTGCTTGCTGGTACGCCACACCTTCCACAAACAGCATGGTGTCCATGCCGTGGACAGCGATCATGCTCCGGGCCTGCTGGATGGTCTCATGGAAGGAGAGGCGCTCATGGAATGTCGGCCGGACGTAGAGGGTCGGCGTTTCGTCCGCGCCTTCATAGGCCAGGTAGACGGGGGCGAAGGCGGTATAGTCGGCCGTGGTTTTCTTGGAAATGGCGAGGTCAACGCCAATGGCCTTGGCGCTCACATTTTGCGGCAGGGTTTCGTAGTATTGGATCCATTCGTCCAGGACCGGCCGGCCCTCGTCGGGGACGATCTTCAGCATGCACTCGCGTTGCCAGGTGCGCTCGTCACCAATGCGTTTGCGTTCCTCCTCTAGGGAGGCGCGGTCCGGGAACTTGCCGCGCCAGGTGGCGGGCGTGTCCATCGTGCCATCTAGCGTGATCGGGTATTGCAAAACCTTGCCTTTCATTTTCCCGGTCTCTATCTCGTTTTTTACCCGCATGAGCAGGCTGTCGCTATGCAGGAGGTTGCCGATCAAAATGAAGCGGGTGCCGCGGTCGCCAACGCCCATGACATCCTGTTTTAGCCAACGGTAGCGGTTATCGCGCTGCTCCTTGTGGCGCACGCTTTCCGTATTCTCCAAGTCGTCCGCTATCACAAGACCAGGGCGCTTTTCCTGTTCACGTAGCCCGCGCACGTTCTGACCATCGGAAATGGCGCTCACACGGGCGCCATAGCGCTTCACGAGGAGCGTGGTCTTGCGCCACTCGTCCGGGGTGCCGTCCGGCTCGAACGGGCCCCAGTCGCCAATGAGCAGCCGGTTCTCCTCGAGCTCGGTCTTGATGTTGTGCAGGTATTGGTTGCTTTGGGTTTGGGTGTCGCCAATGAGGACCGCGTATCGCTCGCGGGGTTTGCCGATCATGGACCAGATCGTATAGGCGGTGTTGGCGTAGGTGGTCTTGGCGCTACCGCGAAAGGAAAGGATCAGTAAAAAAGGATCGGTGCCGTATTGAAGCTCGGCCGCCATTTCCTGCTGGAAGGGGGCGGTCTCGTAGGTGCAATAGCGCGAAAAATAGACGTGGAAAAACCAGTAAAAGCTTTCGTAGGTCAGGGATTGCCGGAACGTGTCGTCATGCGCCAGGCGGCGGTAGAGGTGTTCCTGGTCCACTGGCTTCTTCGGCAGCAGGGGGTAGGTCGGTGATGGCGTCATAGTTTCGGCGTAGGTGAGCGGGGATCGCAAAGCCTATGGCTTGGCGCAGTTGGGCCTGGCCTTCTAGCGTCAGGCGATGCTCTATCGTTTGCGTTTCCGTCAGGTCTATTTTTAGAGGCGCCAACCCCCAGATGTGTTCCATCATCCAGCGTAGGGAGTTGCCGTCCGGGCTTTTCTTATAGACGCGCGTGGTCGTGCCGTCGGGCAAGGTGACCTCCTTGTAATGCCCTAGAGCCAGGTCCTCATGCGCATCAAAAATGCGGTCCGCCAGGCGGTGCACGCGCTTCAGCCAGGTGCGCTGAAGCTCGCGACGCATGACCTTGTCGAGGTCGCCGTGGTTGCGGGGGCGCCCGGCTCCGGGGCGCTTGCCTCCTGTTCCGGCCATATTATCCAAAGAACGACGCCGTGGCCTTGTGCCAAGCGGAATGGCACCGCGCGCAAAATAACGCGAGGTTGTAGATGTGGTTTTCTCCGCCTTTTTCAAGTGGGCGCATATGGTGGACGTGAAGGTTTTTCGTTGATTGACACCGTTCGCACTTCCCACCGAGCCGATCACGATATTCCTTTATCAGGTTGGCCTCCAGGGGTTGGTTCGGCATTTTCGCCCTGTACTCCCGATTATATTCGGCGATGCGCTCACGGTTCCGCTTCCGCCAAAGGCTTTTTAGGTAGAGCTTCGCGCAATAGGGGCTACAGTATGAGGTCTGCTTGCCGATGAGCGCCGTGCCGCAACGTTTGCATATCATATCCCCTATCATAGTGGCTGGCGTAGGGGATGTCTATACGGCGGCACCTCCGGCGTTCATGATGAACGCTTCATTCTCGACCTTTACCGCGCCCAAGTCCGCCGTGGCTTTGGCCCCGTCGCCTTTTATAAACGTCAGGACCTTTTCGTGCTGTTCCGCTAGTTGGCGGCTGGCCGCAAACGGTTCCTGCATGAGCGCGCAGGCCTCCTCGGGGTTGCCCTTGGCCATGACGATCATGTTCTGGTGCGTCTTGCCTAGCTTGCGGCTTCCCTCGAACTGCTTCCCGGCACGGATGGGCAGGCTCCCGTAGGGCGTGACGAAAATCGCCTCGTTGTAGAGGCGCATGCCCGCGTCGACGAAAGCCTGGATCGTATCCGACACGAAGTTGCGGTAGGTACCATCGGCAGCGCGCACGTCGCCCACGACGAAGCAGGCGAAGCGGTTATTTTTCAGGCGGTCGGCGCTCTTTTTGATGATGGTGCGATAGGCCACGAGGAAATCCGCATAGTCCATGTTGGACAAGTCGCCTGGCGTATCGCTGTAGACCTCGAGGTCGGCGTAGGGCGGGCAGGAGAATACGAAATCCACCTCCCGGTCGGGAAGGCTGTCTATGGCCTTGGCGCTGTCGCCTTGGGCCCAATGGGCGGATCCGTCTGGCGCCTCCTCCTTGAAAATGCGGGCGGCTTGGGCGCGGTTCTCCTCCACTTGCTCCATGCGCAGGTCAATGCCGGTGTACTTGCACCCCACGAGGGCCGCTACGAGCCCGCGCACGCTTCCGCCGGCGAATGGGTCGAGGACAATGGCGCCGGGCGGCGCAAACCAGCGATAGGCGAGCTCGCATAGGACGGGGTCAAATATGCTGGTCCCTTGCGTGGCAGCGCCGCTTTCCGGCCGCTGGTAGTATTCCTGTTCGAAGGTCTCGGTTTCTATCGCATGCCCCAGCTCCTTTTCCACGGCCTCTTTTTGCTTGTAATAGCCAGGGTCGCGTCCGCTGGCGGAAAGGCGCAGGAGGTTCTCCTCGCTCGCTATCCCCATATCCAGCCATTTCTTCTTGCGGTCTTGCCAGTAGCCCTGGCGGGCGTCTAGGACGCTCATGGGCGGGATGAGGAACTTCTCGCGTAGCACGGCCCGTTTCTCGCCTTTGGCGCTGGTCTTAGCCAGGAGCTTCTCCATCTCCCCCTGGCCTAGCCCCGTCTGGCGGCGTTCCTCCTCATTCATCGCCTCTATCATGGCCGCGAGCTTCACATCATCCCATTCACCGCTATGCTTGTTGTCTTTTAGGAGCCAGCGGTTCTCCTCGCGCTCGTCAGCCTCCACCTCGACGCAGGGCACCTCCTCGAGGCCCAAGGCTCGCGCCGCGGCCAGGCGTTGATGGCCGGCGATCACAATATCCTTACGCTCCGGGTGGACGTTCACGATGATGGGGCGTAGCTCGAAAAACACGGGGTCCTCCTGGAGGCTGGTCACCAGGCGGTCGAACTCGACTTTGTTTATCTTGCGCGGGTTTTTCCCCGACAAGACCAGCTCGGCGGCCTTGCGGCGGCGGAAGGTTACGGAAGGCATAGGCTAGGTGGTTTTATGGCGGCGCCAAAATATCTTTATCGGCAATGTTAGGTAGAGGGTTTTCCCGGCAATGTGGATCCGCCAGCGGTACAGGATGATGTTCTCGATAGGATTTTCGATTACCCACCAGATGCCTCGCCAGTCGGTCTTGGGATTTAGTGCGGTGCCCTCAGGTGGCAGGCGGAGCAACCTGCCATAGCGAAAGGAAAAGATGGGGCATGATCCCCAGCGCGGTTCCTTTGCGAACGGGCGACGAATGTAGAGCTGCCATTGGAGCACGCCTATCTCGCGCGTAGTCTTTCCGAATGTCATAAAGCATTATTATGAAATCATAATACCGGCTAGATCGAGCTCGCGGGCCACGTCCTCCCAGGAGCGCGCCAAAATGTAGATGCCCCGGTTTTTCTTCACGCGCGCCTCCCACTCTTTTTGTTCCGGCCTTTGGCGTCCCGTCTTGCTTTTCACCTCTATCGCCACGAATGTCCCATGGATCAATGCCATGACATCGGGCATGCCTACGAGGTGAGGATCAATCTTACGCAGGCCCACAATCGCTCGGCCCCGGCGTATTGGCACGGGGGTGGCTTGGCTTCTCCAGCAGAAGATCCCACGCCACACCAAGTTATCCAGGATATTGCGCTGGATCCCTATTTCCTTGATTTTGAGGGCTTCGGACATTGATTTCAGTATAATCAATGGCGGCCCTAAATGCACGATATCTTGTCTATGGCTAGCCCTGGTGGTTTTGCCTGGTCACACTGGCCCTTTGATTTTGTCCCAGGTGGTTTCGCTTTGCCTTGTCGCTCGCGTAGGCCTTGAAGGTATGGAACTGCTGGCCGGCCATGTCGAATAGGGAGCGGAAGTCCTCGACGATCCAGCCTTGCTCGGCTAGGCGGTTGGCTTCCCGTTCGGCCACGCGTAGGTCTGAGAAGAAGGGGTTGAGGTATTGCATAAAATCTTGAAACGCCCCCATCCCCCCGGTATGATGGCCGTGGTCGCAGGGGTGCGATTGAGCGACGCCTGTCATGGGCGTCGTTTTCGTTTTCCCTCGAAAGCAAGCCGGGGACCGGGGCGCAGGGGGTGGCGTTGCCCGGATTTGTGGTCTGCCTTCGAGGGTGTCAACCAGGGTTTGCCGGATTGTCACATGACAAACCGCGCCTGTTCGGATTCCTGGATCCGGCGGTGAAAGCGTTACCGATTGTAACGGTTTGCCATTGCTCACTCGTGGGCAACACAAAACCCGCGTTAGCGGGTGGATGTGTGAACCCGGCAATCCACGCGACCAGTCATTGGCGCGTGGGCTAGCGGTGAAGCTTTCACTTCAGGAAGAAGTATAGCCGGGTTCATAGGCTGTCGACAATATCCCGCGCTCGAATGCGCACGTCAAACTGTGGATATCTCGGGCGGCGATTGTTTCACGGAATCAGCTTATGGCACGGGATGCAAAGCCAGCGAACCTCGAGCGGTTGGGCATAGTCGGCATGGTGCTTTTCGAGCACCCGGCGCCTACCACAATCTTCGCAACGTGAGCGCCTTTTTAGCTTGCCGCGGTGCTCATAGACGTTGGCATAAGCCCTGGCCCGATTTTTGATCTTCCCAGACTCGGTCAGATTTTTATAGGGCGGACGCCATCCGCGCATATATTCGTTGTGGCACTTTTTGCAGTAGCGCTGACGGGGCGCGCGGCGCTTCCGTTTATTGCACTTCGAACATGGACGCTGTTCCATGGCGTCCATTCTAGCATGAAACTACCTACCCATCCGGCGCCAAACCTACCCATTTTGTGCGGCAGCGGCGTCGGCTTGCCACTTGCTCGCTAGGTCCAGGATGTCCGTCAGGTCTCCGATGAGATCCTTGGCCTCCTCGAGGGAGATGGCGAAGCGGCCGCGGCCGGCTTTGACGTAGATCAGGCCCGGGTCGCGCTGGTCGTATTCCGCCCTTGTCGCTATCGCCATGCTGCATGTTTTGATTTCCATATGCCCCTAGCATATCACGGGAAAAGAAAAACCCCCGCGCCTAGCGGCCGGGGGGTGGGGGAACGCCGGAGCCTCCGGGTGGAGGACGTAGCGTTTGCGAGGGCAGGAGGATTCCGGCCTCGGCGAAGGTGAGCGCGAGGTCGAGGCTCCTCACGTTCAGGAACATGGCGCTACGCGCGGGGTGCTCCGGTTTGCTCGCTCCTCGCACCGGCACCTGGATGTGGCAGCCGTGCTTGGTGGCGGCGATGTAGAGGACGTGGAGCTGGTTGGCATCCAGGTCGGTCTCGACTTCTTGGGTTATACGCCCGTCCTTGAAGAAGGCTTTCACATGCGCCTCCTAGACGAAGTCGGGCTCGCGGTCCGGGTCGTCCTCGTTATCCCACTCGTCCCAGTCGTCGGGCATGTGGTGGGCGCGTTGGCTTCGCCAAAGCAAGACGATAAAGGACGCGGATTTTCTCACTCGGCAAAACCACCTGTACATACCTGATCCTCCCTTTTTGGAATGTGCGCACCATCGTTTTTCTCCTACCGGCTGGCCACTAGTTCTATGACCAGCCGGCGGGATCCCAGCGCATGGAACGGCCCCACGCCCCATGAGGCCTGGAACGCGAGTCGCTCGGATTTGTCCCCGCTGTCATCCCCCGACTTTCGGTCGGGGCATAGCAGCGAGAGGCGTGACTGTGTCAACCACGCCTAACGCGTTTGTCCGGGAACCGTGGAGGAGGCGGGCGTTCCGTTCGGTTGCCTCGGGGGGACCTCCTCGGCCCTGTCCCGACCCGCTTTGCCTCCTTGGCTAGCCTAACATTTTACGGATGGTGCCAGTAGACGACGATTTCCCACTCCCCGTCGCCGTCCTTTGGGGTCGTGTTGTCGTCGTAGGTGGTCCAGATCCGCGCGCGCTTTAGGGCTTCGCTCGTTGCCTTGAAAAGCTCCCAGGCGGCGTTGTAGTCGTCGCGGTTGCCACGAGTCCACTGGCCGCGCAGGCTGATGCGCTCGCCCTCCCCGTCGGCGTCCACGCCCTCCAGGTGGACGATAGCTTCGATGATCTTGTCTTTCAGATCGTCCAGGGTCTTGGCCCAGCGGTTATCGTAGCGCTTTGGGTTTTCCATATTAGAGGCCCTCGGCTATCACTACGCCGGCAATGATGATGGCGAGCGGGAGGCTGTCATGCATCACGGCGTAAAGCGTGGTCGCAACGAAGGCGCAGATGCCCAGGAAGGCGACGAATGGGTGGTAGTCCCTGTCTTGGTTGTTTGACATAGGGTTCTATTTCTTGGGTTCCTCGCGTTCCTCCACGATGGCGCAGTCGGTCGTGAGGAGCATGCAGGCCGCGGAAGCGGCATTTTCAAGCGCCGAACGGGTCACCTTGCAGGGGTCAACGATCCCGACCGTGACGAGGTTCTGGATCACGTTCTCCTCGGCATTATACCCCACGTTCGGGTCCTCGTTGGCTTCCAGGGTGCCGCGCACCTCGCCCGGGTCACGGCCGGCGTTCTCGCATAGGGCACGGAAGGGGGCGCCAAGGGCGGTCTCGACGATTTGGGCGCCGATGATCTCCTCGCCCTTCCAGGCGCCGTCCGGGGCTACGTAGGCCACCTTGAGGCTAGGGATGGCGCGCAGGAGGGCGACGCCGCCTCCCGGCACGATTCCCTCCTCCAGGGCGGCGCGGGTCGCGTTCACGGCGTCCTCGATGCGGTGCTTGCGCTCGCGCACTTCGGCTTCGGTCTGGCCGCCTACGCGAATGATGCCGACCCCGCCCGTCAGGCGCGCCAGGCGTCCCTTGAGCTTTTCTTTATCAAACTCGCTTTCGGCTCGCGGCAGCTCGGCTTGGATCGCGGCGACGCGCTCGTCAATCGCGGCTTGCGAGCCGTGTCCTCCCACGATGGTCGTGTATTCCTTGGCCGCCACGATCTTGTCGCAGGTGCCCAGGTCCTCGAGCGTGGCAAACTCGATTTGTTTATCGGTCTCCTTGGCAAACATGGTGGCGCCGGTCAGGGCACAAATATCCAGCATGTTGTCCTTGCGGCGGTCGCCGAAGCCGGGGGCTTTTACGGCGACGCCGAAGAAGGCGCGGTTTTGGATGTTGATGCAGAGCGTGGCCAAAGCCAGACCGTCCACGTCGTCGCAGACGATGAGCAGGCGGTTTTGTCCGGCCAGGGCCAGCTTTTCCAGAAGCGGGCTGATTTCCTCCACGCTTGAGAGGCGGCGGTCGGTCACGAGCACGCGCACCCCGCCCTCGAGCACGCTCTCCATGCGCGCCGGGTTGGTCACCATGTATGGGCTAGCATAGCCGCGGTCAATGCGCATGCCTTTCACGGCTTCGATCACGGTTTCGGATGTTTTGCCGTCCTCCACTTCCAGCACGCCCGCCGGTCCGATCTCTTTCATGGCGTCGGCGATCAGCTTCCCGATGGCCGGGTCGTTGGCGCTAATACCCGCCACGTTCTCCACGTCGTCCACCGTGACTTTGGTGGCGATGGTTTTTAGGTAGGTCACGACATTGGCCACGGCCTTTTCAATGCCACGGCGCAGGGCCAACGGGTTTGCCCCAGCGGTGACGTTTTTCATGCCGGCTTGGATGATGGCTTGGGCCAAGATGGTGGCCGTGGTCGTGCCGTCGCCCGCGCTGTCGTTGGTGCGGCTGGCCGCTTCTTTTACCAGCGTTGCCGCCAGGTTTTCGTATGGGTCCTTCAGGTAAATGCTTTTAGCGACCGTCACGCCATCCTTGGTCACCATGGCGCGGTTGGGCCCGGTCTCGATGATAACGTTGCGGCCCTTGGGGCCAAGCGTAACTTTGACGGCGTTGGCGACCTTGTCGGCGCCGCGGCGCAGGGCCTGGCGCACTTCCTCGTTATAGCGGATGTCTTGTGTCGGCATAAAAGTTAGACAATACCGGCCACGACATGCGTGGCGGAAATGATGATCAGTTTCTCCCCGTCACTCGTTACCTCGTACGGGCCGTCGTGCGGTTTCAGGAAATAAACACGCTCCCCGGGGACGACGCAGTTGGGGAGGAGCTTGCCTTCGAGGGTGTACGTGCCTTCGCCAACGGCCACGACCACGCCTTCTTCGAGGCGCGCGGTTGGGTTTTTGGCGAGGATGAGACCCGCGTCGGTCTTTTCTTTTACCACGGGCCGGATGAGGATCCGATCCGCCTTTGGAACAAGGGGCATAAAAAGAAAATAAATAGTTATTCGGCGCGTATGAGCGCCGCGCGGGAGTGGTGAAGCGTTTTTCAGTCTACCGGGCCACAGGGTCCGAACTCCTTGGCGCAACGCTCGCCTTGGTTATAGACCTATCACCTCCCCCGCGCGACGGCCGAGGCGCTAAAGCGCGAACCCCTCGGCGTATCCGGCAAACTCGGTCCATTCGCGCGGGCTGTAGCGCTCTACGAGCTCTGGGACCCCGGTTTCTACTTCCCTCCTGTTGGCCGCGGCGCGCCTCGCGGTCTCCACGTGGGTACGGAACATTTCCTCGATGGTTGTGGTCTCGTCCGAACGGCGGACCAGGCGCTTGCGGAAGTATTCCGCGGCCTTGGGTATTGGCGCCCCGCGTAGGGCCGCCCAGCCGCGCGCGGTTATGACCCAGTAGCCGCTGTTGCGCATATCGCCCGGTTGATCTATCAGGTCGAGATATGAGGCGCGCGTGGCCGCGTGACGGATTTGGTCTGGGGCGTCCAGGGTCGGGATATGCACCTTTTGAGCCGCCTCGAAGGGCGCGCCCGCCTTGCACCGTTTATGCACCTCCCGGGCCATGGTGAGGAGGAGCGTCGCCTCCCCGTACCCCGCGTTGTAGCGGTCCACGGCCATGTTTGCCTCGCAGTTGGCGCACTTGGTTTTGTCGGCCAGTTGCGGGTACTTGGTGACGAGCCGGGTTTTGACCTCGATCTCGTTTAGGCCGTAGGCGTCGCAGATGTCTTTTACGAGCTGGCCGATGATGCCTTGGCCCACCTCCTTTTCCTTGGCCATAGCGTTAGGCGTTCTCGTTTTTCGGCAAGGTGCGCAGGCGGTCGGAAAGGAAGGTGATCACTTCCTCGGAATGTTTGATGCGCGCTTGGCACTCACCAACCATCTTGGCGGCGGCCTTGTCGCCCTTGTGGAACTTTTGCATGAAATAGGCCTCGTCGATCTTGTTTTGCATGATGACGTTGCGGTTGTTGATGATGTTCCCCTCGATGAGCTCGGCCTCGGTCAGCTGGTGCGGGAGCGAAAACGGCATAGGTTAGGCGGTAAAAATGATGAGCGAATGGATCAAGAATAGCATGTTTAGGATGGCGAGGGTAGCCGATACGACGGCCGCCAAGGCTCCCCAGACGTGGAAGCCGCGGCGGGCCACTAGATGGCATGCGCTCAGTTTCTTTATTTGTTCGGCCGGGGTCCCTTCGCCGCGTATAAACTCGCGCTCTAGTTTGTCGAGCTCACGGAACTGTTCGCGGATGTCGAGGAGCTGGTTGCCCATGAGGGCGAGCGCCAGGGCGTTGATGGCAACGATGAATGTGAGGGTCATAGTTACTTTTTCTTGGCGGCCTTGGGCCCCAGGCCGAGCGTGGCGATGACGCCCTGGAAATACCCAGCCATGTGTTGCGGGCAGCAAAAATGCAGGAACGATCCCATGCTTTCGGGTCGGTGCACCTTCCAGTATCCGGCATCATGGGCCGGCGGTTCGGTAATGCCGCTGTCGCTTCCGAGGCGAATCGAGATATGTACCTTGTTTCCGATTTCCTCCTGGCAGCCGTCGCAGCGATAAATGGTTTGTTGCATATTTTAGAGGGGTAGCTCGGCAATCGTGATGACGGTTGAACCGACAAGTAGGAGGGCGACGCCTAGAGCAATCCGCACGAGCGAGCTTCTTCCGTTCGCAAGGCGCACGTTATCGTACTTGGCGAGGGTCCATCCGAAATATCCGCACACGAGCAACCGGCTAATGACAATGGCGGCGTAGCGCATAGGTTATTTTTTCGTGATCTTGCTTTCCGCGCGCATGAGCGCCTCGATCTCCTCGAGGACGTGAAGCTCGCCGTTGCAAAATCCAAGTGAGTAGATGAGGGCGCCGGCAATGAGAATAAAGGCGGCGCAAACGAACGGGGTCGGGTCCATATTAGGGGGTTTGGGTCTCCTCGTGTTTTATAACGTCCATTTTCATATGGTTAGGCGCCGTAGGTTACGACGATGTCCTCCTCGTAAATCCGCACCCCGGCAATGACGCGCACCCCGCCTTTGATCGCCTCGCGGATCTTTTTCTCGTCCGGCGAAAGGTAGATTTTTGGCACGCGGCCAGGCGTTTGGATGTCGAACTTCCACACTTTGCGGGTTGTCGTGCGGCCGGCGTCGGTGCGAATGATACCCGGGGCGGCTGCTTGGAGCTCCTGGCCGCGTAGGGCCATGCCTTCCAGAGCGCCCATATCTCCCTCGGCCACGGCGACCTTGGCCTCAGCTTGGAGGCGGTCCCGTTCGCGCAGAATGGCC